GAACTCTTTCCCATTCCTGTAGTAATAATATTTTCTCAGTGCATTCTGCATTGGATTTTTCTTTGGGTTCTCAAGCGGTTTCAGTTTCATCAGCGAATCATACATAAGGTCATCATCCGCTACCACTGTTTCCAGATCAAGTCCGAGGATCTCCTCTGCTTTCAGTGCAAGGGACTTCCTTGTCTGCGCCCCGTGCTCACCGCTAAGTTTGGGGTCTTTTTCCATACTGTTCATAAAAAATTCTTCCTGCATACAAAATGCCTCCCTGTGCTTTTCCTATATCTTAGCACAGAAACATGCAGCCGGATTATGATTTTACAGAATCATACACGGCTGCATCAGAATACAAGAATGCCCCTGCCATCATACACGCTTCCGTCACTGCCTTCATTCCTGATTGCACGGTCAAGTGCCATAACGGTTGCAACAGCTCCGTCAATCTTTTCCGTGGATTTTTCCTTATCCATTTTGATGTTTCCCGCCGGATCCTGACGGACAAACACATTATCCATCATCCAACGCAGCACCTTATGTCCGCCATGTGCGATCCGCTCCTCCAATGTCAGTTTCATCAATTCTTTTGTCGGTGGACTCATATCCTTATATCCCTGTCCGAACGGGACAACGGTAAATCCCATGCCTTCAAGGTTCTGCACCATCTGGACTGCTCCCCATCGGTCAAATGCGATCTCCTTGATATGGAACTTCGTGCCAAGTTCATCTATAAACTGCTCGATAAATCCATAATGGATGACATTTCCTTCCGTAGTCTTTAAGCACCCTTCGGCAGCCCAGACATCATAGGGGACATGATCCCTTCGGACACGCAGTCTCATGTTATCCTCCGGTATCCAGAAATACGGAAGGATCACATATTTCTCCGTATCATTCCTTGGCGGGAACACAAGCACGAATGCCGTAATATCCGTGGAACTGGAAAGGTCGAGTCCGCCATAGCATTCCCTTCCTAGAAGCTCCTCCTCGTTCACGGCAAAGGAACAGGCATCCCACTTATCCATCTGCATCCACCTGGTGCTCTGTTTTACCCACTGGTTCAGACGGAGCTGCCGGAACACGTTCTCCTCTGCTGCATTCTCTTTTGCACTGATATATGCATTCTGCACTTTCTCAATGTCAATCGTGTATCCGAGTGACGGATTTGCCTTATACCACACAGCCTCACTCGACCAGTCATCCTCATCGGATGCCCCATAGATCACAGGATAAAATGTCGGGTCTATCTTTCTTCCCTCTATGATGTCCAGAGCCTTCTGGTGCTGTTCAAAACACACGGAATTCCGGTCTGTCCCGGCTGTCGTGATCAGGAAGAACAACGGCTGTGTCCTGGCATCACCGGAACCCTTGGTCATGACATCGAACAGTTCCCTGTTCGGCTGTGCGTGCAGCTCATCAAAGATGACCGCATGGACGTTCAGTCCATGCTTTGTGTATGCCTCTGCCGACAGCACCTGGTAGAAGCTGTTGGTTGTTTTATATACAAGCCTTTTTACGGACATGACGGGCTTGATCCTTTTCTTCAGTGCCGGACACTGGTCCACCATATCCACCGCAACATCAAATACGATGGAAGCCTGCTGCCTGTCGGAAGCACAGCCGTAAACCTCTGCTCCCCATTCACCATCACCGCATGTCATATACAGTGCAATGGCAGCCGCCAGCTCCGATTTTCCATTTTTCTTTGGTATCTCACAGTAACAGGTATTGTACTGCCTGTATCCGTTTTCCTTTACCGTCCCATAAAGGGTACGTATGATCTCATCCTGCCACGGGAGAAGTTCAAACGGAACTCCCCGCCACCTTCCTTTGGTGTGTTTCAGGCAGTTTATAAAATTGACCGCATGGTCTGCTTTTGCCTTATCAAACATTATTTTGCACCGCCTTTCACAAGCAGAAGCTCCATCTCATCGTTCTGCTTATCCTCACCGCTGTCCGTGGAGATACGGCTTCTTGCGGACGGTGTCAGTCCAAACTGCTCACAGAACTTATTCATGATTTTCAGATAGGTCTGGGCAATGGACACCTGCGGTACCTGCTGCCAGTATCCGCTCGGGGTCTTTACGATGGTCCCGTGCTGTGTAATGAACTCCTCTGCCTCTTTCCATCTCGCATATGCCTGACAGTATCCTGCGAATGCTGCCATATCGATCTCGGTAAGGATTCCAAGATGCTCCAGCTGTTTTGCCATCCGCTTCCATTCCTTCTTTGCCTCATCCTCAAGCCATGCCGGACAGCGCGGGGCCTTTTTCTCAGGCTTTGGTTCGCCCGTATTAAGGCTTCTCTTGCCCGGATTGCCCTCAAGCACCTTTACTGCCGTAGGCTTTGGTTTTCTTCCTCTCTGCGCCACTGTCCTCACCTCCCCGCAAATGGCATAATAAAAAGACCTCCGAAGAGGCCTTCCGATTTGTGTGTTTATTCTTAAAGTGTCATTCTTATTGCCGGAATTCTTGCTTTCTTTCCTGTTTTCCAATCCGAGTATGTTGCATTCACCTCGGTAAGCCCTGCCATCCTGATGCCTTCCTTTTCAAATGCTGCGAGGGTTTCGATCAGGCTTGAAAATGTACTGCTTATCGTAAATTCGCTGATGCCGTTTTCCTTTAAAGCCTTTACAATTTCCGGAATGTCGTAATCCCAGATGACTCCGTTGAAATCAATGTTATCGTTTCCTGTTTCCTGGCAGTCTCTGTATGCTGCAAACAATGTGCTGTTGATTCCGTAATCCTTAAGGCTTCCTCCCTCGTTCATGGCTTTTTCAAAAATCTCAATCTTCTTCATGGTCTTGTACCTCCGCTTTTTTCATTGTTTTCCCTTTCGGTAGGTACATATTCGCTCTAAACGCTGATTATATCCAGTCATTTCAGTGCCATAATGTACACAAAGATAACGGCACTACACTGTGTAAATGTACACAGGCAGGGAACGGATTCCCTGCCCTTTCTGCTATTTTACTTTTGTCAGCGCCCATGCCATTGCATGTCCTGCATCCTCTAACCCTTCTTTTCTTCCAATCCTTGAAATCCTGCATTCGCATCTTCCAAGACCTGTCTCTTCCGGTGTTTCAACCAGTTCATAAACTTCTGCAATGCTACCCTTAAAGCAGTGTTCCCAGACTGCAACCGTGTAGTCACCGTAGTCAAGGACTGCTGAATTCATGCATCCGTAAAGCTCCATTCCTAATTTTTCTGCTGTTGTGATCTTTGTTTCCATCGTATCTTCCTCCGTTTTCTCTGTTTTTCCTTTCGGTAGGTACATATTCGCTCTGAACCGTACATATATCCAGTCATTTAAGCATCATAATGTACACAAAGATCTGTGGAAGAAATTGTGGATTTTACCGCTGTGACCTGTGGATGGCCTCAAGGATCTGTTCCTGTTCCTCTGCCCCGACACCAATGCTCTCAAGCGCCTCACGTGTCCCACAGTCCGGGCAGATAAGCGTTCTTCCGTCTGCCCTTGAAAGAGATGGTGTTCTTCCGTAGGAAGCCCCGCAGCGGGGGCATATCCGTATGTGCAGTGTTTCACTCTTCATGTCCTGCCACCTCCACTGCTTTTATCTGTGCCTCGGAAAGGTAATGCTCGTCAAAGCCAAAGCTGATGTACCCCTGAAGGCATGTGCTGACATACGAAAGGGAAGGTACTCCGATCTTCCGTTCTTCATGCATGATGTACACAAAGCACTTCCTTCTGCGTATCTTCCCCGTGCGGATGCCCCTGATATCGAGTTCCATTTCTTTTTTGTAATAAAACACCGGATATCCTTCGTAGCGGTCAAGCGCCGCCTCATCCGATTCCGTGACTTCCCATACTGCCACGGGAACCTCACCGCCTTCCTTTGGTTCAATGGTAAGATAGGCTCCCGTACGGCTTCCTTTAAAGAGAAGCTCATAATCGTTTATGACTGCAGTTCCGATTGCCCTTGCGTAAGGGCATCGTATCCGCATCTGTCTGATGTTCAGGTTGCTGCCATAAGCAATGTAATATCTTTTCATAATGTTTCCGTCCTTTCTGAAGGGAACACCCTTCTACCACCTTAAGACCGCTCATGGCGGTCAGTGTTCCAAGGTGGCAGAAGGCTGTTCTCTTCAAGCAGCCCTTCCGCTTCTGAAAGCAGTGTCTCCTGCAAGTCTCTTTGTAAGGATGTCCCTTGCGGTCTTGAATTCATCCCCGATGAATCCGAGTCTCAAGAGCCATGTCCTCATTGCGTATTTCGGATTTTCCGTCTGCTGCGGCTTTGGGCTTGCCGTCCTTACTTCCTTTGCCATCTGGCTTAAGGCAAGGCAGAGCTGGATGTAGCTCTTCAGCTGTCCCGCATGCAGTCCGTTCAGCTTTCCGTCAGCCGGGGCATCAAATTGGAAAAGTCTGAACTCGACCGTCCCTTTTGTAAAAGTAGCATGGTAGTTTAACATATGGTATCGGCTTTCATTGTAATGGTTGTTTCTTCCGTATCCCGCTCCATTTGCCGTGTACCAGATGTCCGCCAGGGCTGCCATCGTTTTCGGTTTCTTTTCGTTGAGTTCCTTAAGGAATCTTGGGTCTACCGTTTTGCAGTATCGGCTCATCCGCCAGCTGTCGAGGTTTAAGGCATCCGCTAAAAGGTTCTCGTGTCCCGCCATGATGTTTGCGAGGTTTCTTAAAGTCTGTGGTGTGTGTCCCTTTGCTCCGATGTGGATGTGGACTCCGCATCCCCTTGTTGCATCACTCTTGGCTCCCGCATGTCTGAGCTTTCTTATCAGTTCCTGAAGAAGTTCGATGTCTTCGTAGTGAAGGATCGGTGTGACCAGCTCACATTTTTTATCATCCGGTCCCGCAATGCTGACGTCCTTCTGGAATTTCCATTCCCTTCCGCTTGCATCCCATGCGGACCATGTATAATATCCGTTTCTGGAAGCCGTGTTTTCAAATCTTCCTGTTCCGAAGAATGCCGCTGCAAGTTCTGCAGCCTTATCCCTTCGGATGTTGTTCATCTCAACCTCGACCCCGATGGTCTGTTTCTTCATTTCTTCAATCTGTCTTGCCGTCCTTTCGTTCATGGCTTGTACCTCCGTATGTTGTCTTTCCCTTTCGGTAGGTACATATTCGCTCTAAAACACACATATATCCAGTTATATATGCGCCATAAACTGCACAAAGATTCTGCCGTTGTTCCGGCTCGGTATTGTGTATTTTATGATTCTGTCTCTTCCAGTTTTTCGCCAAGTCTGTCTTTGAATTCTTTCAGTTCATCCATACCCATCTTTCCTATCAATGTGTACACGGCAGATTCGGTATCATCCTTCGGTGTCGGCAGCGGATATGGATAACATCCCATGATAAACTCTATGCTGACATTAAATGCATCCGAAATGTCAAGCATTTCGGGAATCCTCAGATTCGCTGTTCCATTCATCAGATTTCTCATTCGTCTTGTGCTGATTCCGCATTTTTCTGCAAAACCCTTTGTGTCAAGATTATGCAGCTCTGCTAAAGCCTTAAGCCTTTCTGACACGATGCTGCGGTACTCTTCCCTGCTTAGTTTTGCTAATTTCTTTCTGTTGTCTTCCAACTAATCGCATCCCCTTTTTGTTAAAATTCGTCATCCGTACAGAAGTCCATTCCCATCTGTAGTTTTATGTATATATTAGTATATCGGTCTCTTTCACTTCCGTCCGAACCCATCATGGCTTCAAGGAAGAAGGCTTCTGCTTCTTCCCTTGAGTTCCATTCATCTTTTTTACCATAACATACGGTGATTACTTTCTTATCCATTTCATTCCTTTCGCCAAGAATCCACTCCGCAGATAAGGGCAAGCGTGCCGTAGCCTTCCCATTCTGTGTGAAGCTGTCCTGCATCATCTACAAATTTAACGACTCCCCTTGTTCCCTCGGGAATTTTTCTGTATGGATCATCGAGGGATTCCAAGATCACCCTTGTCCCCTCGGGATACTCTTCACGAAGCTGCTTTAGCATTTTTGCATCTACTCCGAACATACAACACTCCCCCTCTCTGTTTTTCTTGCTTCCTTCCATTTTTCTTCATCAGCTTTCGTCCGGAATGCCGTATGCCCAGTCAGATTTTTTAGAAGAAATTTCCTTATTTCCTTGCCTTCGCTGCCTCCGAACCCTAGTGATACAAGCCATGCCCTCATGTAATATTTTTCATTTTCTTCAATGGTTGCTTTTGAACTCACCCTTTTCTTTGCTTTGGCGGTTTTTATCATGGCTGACACCAGTTTTGCATATTCCATCGCATCTTCTGTCGGAAAGCCCGTAAAGGATATCTTTCCATCATCAAATCCAATGCCCGTGCATCCGCCATGCCCTGTAATAAAATCCGTTACCGCTTTTGTATCTTCAAATGTGTTTTCAGAAAGTGCATTGACCAGTTCATCGCTGGCTTCCATGCACTTTCTTTGCACTGCTTTATTGATAAGATACTGCTTGGCGTGGATCATATTGATGAGGTTTATAATGTCCTGCGGTTTTGTATCGTCCATCGGGAATGAAAATGTGGCGGATGTTTCTTCCGGTTCCATGCATTCCCCGTCCTCAGTTCCACCCGTAAAACCGGAACCTGCAAGCACCCGCATTACTTCATCTGCCATTACCTCATCTTCAAAAATCACCTTTGCTTCCCGGTCAACCGTTATGCTGCCGACCGTATAGGCAAATGACGGTGGTCCGGCATAAACCGCACGCTCTCCAAAGTGATCTGCAAGGGCTTTTACAAGTTCTTTTCTGTTTTCTGCATTCGTTGTAATTACCATATCTGTTACCTTCCTTTCGTTTTGGTAGTAACATATATCACTCTAAAGCCCCATATAGTCAAGCAGATATATGGATATTTAAAAGAAATATATTTTTATTCCCTCGACTCGGGAAGTGACATTGCAACAGCATATGCCACGGTTGCGGTTACTGCATTTCCTGCCTGTTTATATAACTGTGCATCAGAATTTACTTTTGATGCCTTATCAAACAGTTCATCGGAAAATCCCTGAAGCCGGAAACACTCCCTCGGTGTCAGTCTTCTGACTCGTCCGCCTTTCATAAGCGTTCCCATCTGACCGGAACAGTCAAGTGTCTGGGAACATCCCTTGCCAACCCGACCCCGCCTTGTTTTGCTGTCAGGATACGAGAGGTTAATTCCGTCACCCTCGCTTGCAATATCATAGCCTTTCTTGGTCCCGTTCTTAACTTTTACGGAGTCTGCTTTTTCACAGAGATACACACCATGTCTGTCCTGTGATGTCAGGGTGAACATCGGCTCTCCATCTTCCTTCATCCGTCTGCCGTTCTGTCTCTTTTCCATACGCTCCGGTGTAAGTACCGGATGAACTTCAAGCACCGCAGAATTCATGGCCGTGTGATTTGTCATCCCGGCGGTATATCTTGCCGTCAGACATCTTGCTATCCCCGTGATTTTAGGTGCATGATTACTCTGGTCAATAAAATAAAGTCCGGTTTTTGCGCCAACCCCTCCGGCATTGCCGACTAAGGTGGCACTGATTCCGTCCGTACCATATATACGGTATCCCTGCATCCCGCCTACAAGCTGGTTAAGAGTTGCTGCGTTTTCTCCGGTGAGAGGTAATACTTCTCGTCCACCTCTGCTTCTAAGATTTGCGATAATGAACACTCGCTCACGATTTTGCGGGACTCCAAAGTTTTTTGAATTAAGCACCTGCCACCGACAGTCATACCCCGCTTCGTCCATTTCAGACAGAACTGAGGCAAAGTCGAATCCTGCATTAATCGATAACAGGTTCTTAACGTTCTCAACAAGTAGGTATGAGGGTTTAGCACTTTCCTCTTTGCCTTTGAGGAGGTCAATAATGTTGTAATATATTCCACTTCTTTTTCCGACCAGTCCCCGCTGTTTTCCGGCAACGGAGATGTCCTGGCATGGGAATCCGAAGCACCAGATGTCTGCATAGGGGACATCTTCTGCTTTGAGTTTTGTGACATCATGAGCTTTCCACTCTCCTTCCGTATCATACATTGCCTCATATGAGGCTCTTGCAAATTTATCATATTCACAGTACCCGATGCATTTATGCCCGGCAGTTTCAAGACCGAGCCTGAAACCGCCGATGCCGGAACATAGATCAAGGAAGGTCATCTGTTTCATTATACTGCCCTCCCCTGCATAATTGCTGATATGAAATTTTCATATCGTCACGGATGACAAATACATCCGCATCCGAACCGCACTGTTCAATGTAGCGGTTTACGATCACATCCACAAACTTCTCATCCAGTTCGATGCCGTAGCAGATACGGTGTGTCTGCTCACAGGCGATCAGCGTAGAGCCGGAACCAAGGAACGGATCAAGCACGATGCAGTTGCTCATGCACGAGTTCTGGATCGGATATGCCATAAGTGCCACAGGCTTCATGGTCGGATGGTCCTTGCTTGCCTTCGGACGGTCATATTCCCAGATGGTGGTCTGCTTCCTGTCGGAATACCACTGGTGCTTCCCGCCTTTCTTCCATCCGAACAGACACGGCTCGTGCTGCCACTGGTACGGGCTTCTTCCAAGGACCAGTGCGTTCTTCTTCCAGATGCAGCACCCGGAAAGATAGAACCCAGCATCCTTGAATGCCTTTCTAAAATTGAGTCCTTCTGTATCAGCATGAAATACATAAATGGATGCATCCTGCTCCATTAACTGCTCTATATTGACAAATGCTGCGAACAGGAATTTATAGAAATCCTCGTCAGGCATATTGTCATTTTTGATTTTTCCGGCTGTTTCTTCCACATTTACATTATATGGAGGATCCGTAAGAACAAGATTTGCCTTCTTACCGTCCATCAATACATCGTATGTTTCCGGCAGAATGGAATCCCCGCAGATAACACGGTGTCTGCCGAGCAGCCACACATCTTTTGTCTTTGCAACATTTGGCTTTTTCAGTTCTGCTTCCACATCAAAATCATCTTCCGTAATCTTCTTATCATGTACGGAATTAAAAAGCTGTTCTATCTCAGGCGGTTCAAATCCGGTAAATCCCACATCAAAGTCTGAATCTTCCAGATCCTTGATAAGGTCTGCCAGCAGTTCCTTATTCCATTCGCCCGTAATTTTATTAAGGGCAATGTTGAGTGCCTTTTCTTTCGTCTTATCAATATCAACAACGATACATTCCACTTCATCATAACCGAGGTCGGAAAGTACGGTTGCCCTCTGGTGTCCTCCGATGATGGTCAGGTCTGAGTTGACGATGATTGGTTCGACATATCCAAATTCTGTGATGGAGTTTTTGATTTTCTCATATTCCTTATCACCCAGCTTTAATTTCTTTCTTGGATTGTAGGCAGCCGGAACAAGCTCTGCAATCTTATACTTCTGAAACTTCATATCCTGTGTCCTCCTCTAAAAATCTGTGCTTGAAGTAGCAGTCACGGCTGCAGTACTTCCTGTTTTTATTTCCATAGGAATGAAATGTTTTCCCACACTGATTGCAGGTCAGTTCATAGGTTGCTTTCGTTCCTTTCTTGACTGCTTCCGGGTGAGCCTTCCACCACTGGCGTCTGCATTTTTCACAGCAGAACCGCTTCCTTCTTCCGGTAGCCGGCTGGATGATGGTGTTTCCGCAGAAACGACACGCCTCATTTCCCTCTGTCATAATCTGCATATTTTTTGATACCACCGAAGCGTAACCGGAGAGGTTATGCTTTTTGCAGTAATTCCTTACGATGTCACGGGACAGTCCCGTTTCCGTGGCAATTGCTTTATATCCTTTTCCTTCCATCCTCAGCCTGTTGATACGGGCTGCCTGTACATCTGTCATCCTTTCACGCTCCTTTACAAAAAAAGACCGGAAAACAATGTTTTTTACATCATTTTCCAGCCTTAAATACTGCGTTTTTCTTAAATTCCGGCAAAAGTAAATACCCCTTTTTGCCTTGTTATTAACCTATTTTGCGAAAAATACCATACTCCCGGTATATCCCCCCTGTTTAATTCTGCGAAAATTCACGCAAAGGGGGCCATCGGTCTTCAGCGGTTCAGCCTGTAGAGATTCAGATACCCCCACGGTCTGCCGTCAGAACCGATACTCCGGATTGTTATCTTCGTTCCATGTCTTTTTATCATGACAGGGCTTGCAAAGGCTCTGCCAGTTCTTCTCGTCCCAGAACAGGACGGGATCACCACGGTGCGGTCTGATATGATCGACCACGGTTGCTGTCACTGCATGACCTTCCTTTAAGCACTGAACACACAAAGGATGTGCCTTCAGATATCTTACCCTTGCCTTCTGCCACTGCCTGTTGTAACCACGCTTGCTGCTGCTCGCCCTGTCACCACGGTGCAGTGCTTCATGCTCCTCGCAGTACAGTCCATCTGTCAGCTTCGGACATCCGGGGTGTCTGCACGGCTTCTTTGGTTTCATCGGCATCCGCCATTCCTCCCTTCTATGTACACGGGCGGTGTGAAAGGATTGGAAAGACACCGCCTTATGGCAACATAAAAAGGAGCGTTTCCGCTCCCTTTCTTTTTTGCCATCTTAATCATAGCAGATGTAAATTAAAAAGTCAGTACACCCTTAGTACACCTTTAGTGAACCTCTAGTACACCATCCAATCATCATGTTTCTCGCTTTCCACAAAGTATTTATAACCATGCTCCTTAAGTATTTTTCTGATTGCTTTTTCTAAACGTTCCTGATCATTTGATGCCGTATACTTGATGCACTCTAAACTGATACCGTTCTGCTCGCAATATTGTCTTTTTCTCTCATCATACTTTATCTGCCGATTAAATCTATCTGATGCAATACTGTTATCCTCTGCCACATAAGTTCCAAATTCATCATAATAACCTTTTTTATAATGATGCGGTCCCTGTAGTTCTATAGCCAGATCAATGATTGGTTTTCCATCTTTATCAGCAGATTTAGATAATACAAAATCAAAACGAAGCCCTCTGCCCGAATCACCTACTAAGCCATCAAAAGATTTTTCCCTGATATAAGTAATCCCTAGCTGATCCAATATATCCATTGTTTTAGCTTCAAAAGATGATACCTCATGACAACTACAGCATTTATCCAAATAATAACCTCTGTCCTCATCATAAAGGATTTTCATGTTAGATGAAAGTATGTCCTCTTCTTTTCCACAGATTTGACAAACACATGCATATTTCTTTGCAATTGTTATTATAGGTTTTCCATCCCCCGATTTATCCAATGATAAATGCTGTGGATCTATACACTCTTTTATAAAATAGCTGTCCCAATACTGATTCGAAAAATCTCTTTTATACGAAGAATCATAGTGAACTAC